GTGATGGTTTTAACATGACGGTTACCGGGGGATACAATTTAACCTCTACCGGTAATATGTCAATGACTACTTTACAGTCATACAATCTCACTTCACTGTTAAATATGACACAAACTGCGGTTGGTAATTACCGAGCATCAGGCACAAGTATGTCATTGTTAGGTATTGCACAGCAGAAACTTGTAGGTGGTGCAGCACAATTGCTGGAAACAGGCGGAATGCAAACTATCAATGCTGGTTATCAAAAGACAACAGCAGGGGCAAGAAGTATTACTACAGGTATTACACAGCACACAGGTATGTATAGTATTACAGGACAGCTTACAGCCACTTCTGTGTTTACTGTTACTGGTGTTGGACTTGCTACACACAAACACATAGCAATATCTCTCGGTAAACCTACTACACCTTCTATACCATAGGATAATATATGAGCTGCGGACTAAACGATCAACAACAAGAAGTTTTAGACAAACTCACAAGTCTTTCTTCTGCTGATGGTATCCTTGGATTATTAGATGCTTTTCCCATGCCTTTTCCCACAACTGGCCAAGGTATTGCTGAGGCACTTGGTGTTGGTGCGCAGTACGCTACACTTATAACTGAAATACAAAAGGTAGAACAGTTTATTACCGATATTGAAAATGGTATGTTGCCTATACCTGACAATTTGATACCGCCAGAATTAAAGTCATTACAAAGTGATGTACAGGGCCTCGTTGATAAAATAAAACCTTTGGCGTCTTCTGCAACAGATGTTGTATTGTCAGCAGAACAAATAAAAAATGAAGTAAAGAATTTAAAAACTAAGTGGGGTGATATTGATGCTGGCGCCGGCGGTATAGAGAACTTGCCAAATCTTATTAAAGAAGGTGCTGTTACTTTAGAAAATTTGTGTAAGAAAGTAGAGAACCTTCAAAAATCTGCCGAGGATTTTTCTAATGTAATCAAAGGAACTCCTATTACCGCACCAAAAGAAGCGCCTGAAAATATAGAAGAAGGTGACCCTGTACCCGAAATACCCAAGCCAAGCGTAACACAAGATTTTGAGAGGCGGGCCAAAGAGATAGCAGATGAGTTTGCAGATATTGAACCACCTAAGTTATTTGATAAATTAGAAGCCAACGAGAGAATGAAAATTTTACAGCAAATTGCTGGTGCAATAGACATTTAATGGTATAAATACTAACATGGCTATTTTAAAAGGTAAAATCAGTAAACTTTACAGCGATCTGGATTTAGAATTTACTAGAAATCCAGTTACCAATGATGTCTCAAAAAAGACGGATACTGCGGCTGTAAAACAATCACTAAGAATTTTGGTGCTATCAAACTTTTATGAAAGACCTTTTGCACATAAAAAGGCAGGTAATCTCAGAGGATATTTATTTCAGCCAATAGATGTTCTTGCTGCTCAAAGCATAAAGAAAAACCTCGAAAACTTAATTACAACTTACGATAAAAGAGTAAGAATTGTAGACATAGATGTACCTCTAGCAAGTGGTAATATAGATAGAAATGTTTTAAGTATTACTCTTTCTTATTATGTGGTAGGTATTCCAACTAAACAAGACTTGACTCTAAATTTAGAAAGGTTAAGATAAAATGGCACAGTTAGACGTCACTGAATTAGATTTCACAACAATTAAGAATAATCTTAAAACATATTTGCAGGCGCAAGATGAGTTTTCAGATTATAATTTTGAGGGATCTGCTCTCAGTGTTCTCTTAGATACCTTGGCATATAATACACACTATAATGCTATGCTAGCACACTTAGTTGCCAATGAATCTTTCTTAGACACAGCAATAAAAAGATCCTCAGTAGTTTCTTTAGCTAAGGCTCTCGGCTATACTCCTCGTTCCGCTAGAGGTGCTACTGCTACAATTAACTATAACGTCATACCACCAGACAGTGATAATAGAACCACACTAGATTTACCCAGAGATACTCCTTTTACAAGTAATGTCGGTGGCACTAACTATGTTTTTTATCCTAGGGCAACAACTACAGTTCAAAAAGAAATCAGAAATGGTGTAGCCGGATTTTACTTTGACAATATACAAATAACAGAAGGTACTAGAGTATCCAATAGTTTTGTAGTAACAAGCTCAACAGTTTCAGGCCCATTTAGTATTCCTAATGCAAATGTAGACACTGGCACATTAAGAGTGAGAGTACAAGAGTCTGCAACAGAACTGACACTTAGTACGTATCTAAACTATCCAAGGATTACAGACGTAGGGGTTACTACAAAAGCATATTTTTTTGAAGAAGATGTGGATGGATTGTATGTTGTTCGTTTTGGTGATGATTATATAGGCAAAAAATTAACAGCGGGTAACATTGTTGTTATAGATTATATAACTACTAATGGCACTGGTGCAAACGGTGCTTCTACTTTTTCTAATGCAACTACTTTTATATCCGCAAATGAAAGCAAAACACTTACTGTAGTTAATAATTCAGCAGGGGGACAAGATAAAGAAGGTATAGATTCTATTAGGAAGACTGCTCCTCGTTATAATCAGACAAAAAATAGGGCAGTAACCTCGTCAGACTATCAGAGTCTTATCTTAGCAAGTAATTCTAATGTTCAATCTGTTTCTGTTTGGGGCGGAGAAGAAAATGATCCTCCTATATACGGAAAAGTATTTATTTCTTTAGATCCAATAGCTGGGCAAGTTATTACACAGGCTGACAAAGATGCAATACAAACTGGAATTATTGATCCTAAAGCACCCTTAGGTATTTTGGCCGAATTTGTAGATCCTACTTATATGTACATTCAGTTAAGAGTGGGTATAGAGTACGATCCTAAAGTCACTACTTTTACTCAAACCGAAATACAAACGGCAGTCACTTCTTCTATTAATGATTATTTTGAAGCTGATCTAAACGTATTGAACAAAAACTTTTATTTGTCAAAACTACACAAGTACATAAAAGATACTTCACCTGCCATAATTTCTGCTAATATTAATCCGAAGTTACAAAAGAGAATATCAGCAACAACATTAGGCAAAGCAGAAACTTTTACTGTTCAGTTTCACAATAAACTAGAACCTAGGACCTTACACACAACTTGGTTCAATGCTACTGTTGACGCAGGAACCTCAAAACTTAAACTAATAGACACCCCTAATACAGGGGTCGTTCCTCCAGATTATATCGGAAGCGGTGTTGTTAGTCTTCAAGATGAATTAGGCAAATCTTTAGGCAATGTCGGTACGATAAATTATGATACTGGTGTGCTAACATTTACAGTTACTATTAGCAGTTATTTAAATTCAGAAACCTTTGTCAGAGTAAACTTTAAGCCACACGACAATGTGAAGGATATTAAAACACAGATTTTAACTAGAACTGCTGCTCCTTCTGGATCTAATGCTGTAGTGGCAACTCCCTCAAAGAATACAGTATTGTCTTTAGATGATACTGCCTTCAATTCAACTACAGGTGCTAGAAAAGGTTTAGAAATAATCACAACTCAATACGTAGAAAATGATTAATGTCCCATAATAACACAATACCTAGTTATTACAGGTACGTACAGTCAATAACAATTGACAATGCGGGAAGCGGATATGATTCTGCTAATCCTCCTGCCATTACAATTTCAGGTGGGGGAGGTTCCGGTGCAACTGCAACGTGTACTGTAGTTGGTGGACAGATATCTACTGTTACAGTTACAAATATAGGTAATGGATATACTTCTGCACCGACAGTTACCGTTGCAGGATCCGGCGGCGCCTCTCTTACTGCTGTTTTATCTTTTGCCTCAGGACCATCAAGCCATTACCTTGCTGTTAACGGAACAGTTACAGATAAATTACCTGAGTTTATAAAGGAAGAGTACACTACCTTTGTATCATTTATAGAAAAATATTATGCGTGGATGGACCAAGAAGATAATCCTATTCACATTCTTTTAAACCGGCATTATAATGATATTGACGACTCTACTGACACTGAGTTAGAAAAATGGCGACTATTGCTAGCTGAAAAGTGGCCGACAAAAATACCAGCTGACAAAAGATTTTTCTACAAAAGAATTAAAGATATCTATGAGAGCAAAGGGACAAAATCTTCTATTGAAACTTTTTTCCGTTTGTTTTATGCTGAAGATGTAGATGTACTATATCCTAGTAAAAATATTCTTAGAACCTCTGATGGTAGATGGCAACAAAAACAATCAGTAAAAGCTACTTCAGCTAATAATTATGAAGTGTTACAGTTACAAGGTTCATTGATAGACATTTACTATTATACTACAACAGGATCTATTACTAAAACAGAAAAAATAGAAGCAACTGTTTCTGAAGTATTGAAACTTGCATATACTTCTCCTCAACAATATGAAGTTTTCCTAAACTTTAATACACTCAGGAGCACTATACCAGGTGCTGGCACTGATGGTGAGGCTAGTATTGTTTTCGAGGGTCCTATTGCTACTGTAGATACAGTGAGTGCTGCTGATGCAAGTCGTTTGGCAGGCACGTATGCAATTGGAGCCTCTGATTGGTCTTCAGATGGCGCAGGCTCAAATGCTGAGTTTAGCGTTGTTGTCGATGGATCGGGTGCTGCTACTGTTACTATTACCACTGATGGTGAAGGATTTGTAATAGATGAAACTATTACTATTACAGACGCGAACTTAGGTGCCGGCGGTGCTGCAAATCTCACCTTTGATGTTGCCACTCTTTTAGATGGTGAGTTAAAGATTAATGATATTACTTTACTAGATGCCGGACAAGATTATCTTGCAGCGCCTGTTGTTACGATTACAGATCCGAGCGGAGGAAGTGGAGTAGAGGCAAGAGCTACTGTTGAAAATAGTCTGATAAGTGATTTTGTTATCACTGAAAAAGGCTCAGGCTATGATTCTACTACCACTACAATCTCACTTGAGACTGATACAGTAAGATCTTATATTACATTAAGAGGTGAGGAGACTGTAAGAGCGTATTTAGATAGAAGTTTAACGTCTATTTCTTCTACTACATATTCAGGTTCTAATGCAGGGTTTAATGTTGGTGAAATTTACGTTATTAACGAACTAGGTGATGATGCTAGAGGATATGCTTTAGATTATTTTGCTGAAGATTATGTTCTTATAGGTGGAGCAAATAATGCTTTTGGTAGGGTAACTGCCATCAAGAGTACAAATGTACCTGATAAGTGGTCTATTGTTAATCCTGGTTATGGTTTTAATATTGGAAGCACAAATATAAATTTGACTTCTTCTACCGGTGTAATTATAACAGTTACAATTGAAACAGGGTACTTATTCTCATACGAGGGGCAGTATTTAGATGACAGAGGAAAGTTATCAGACGTAAATAGATTACAAGACAATGATAAGTATCAAGTATATTCCTACGTAATCAAATCTACAAATCCTCAAAGTGATTGGAATCAAATTCTAAAAGAAACAATTCACCCGGCTGGATGGGAAGTATTTGGTGAACTTAGTATTACAAATGAAATTTCTTTTGCAAGTAATCTTGAAATTGTTTCACCTGGTTATCACATCAGGTTCTTTGAAGAAGATATATTTGCAGGTGAAGGCGGAGAAACCTCTGAAGCCGTAGCAATAGAATATAATTTGACTATACCTACAGATACTGCAACAGCTACAGAAGCAGATGTTAAGAATGTAGGAAAAACTTTATCAGACGGTTTGGTTAATGGCGTAGATGATACAGGTGATCAAACATATTTTGCTGAAGATTATATGTTGTTACCCGAAACTTATGTTTCTGAAGGCGGCTTCATAAAATTATTTAGAGGAGTCCAATCAGACGTTTCGTCGGTTGTAGATAATCTTGTTCCTGTAACTACATGGGACAGAGAATTTACCGATAGTGTTACTGTATCTGAAGTTGTTACAACAGAATTGTTGTTACAAAGAGCTTTTTCTGATTCGACAAATATAGTAGATAATGGATTTACTTTAAGATGGAATAAAGACTTTAGTGATACAGCATCAGCTGCGGAAAATTTAAATAGTATTGATACTGAAATAAATAAATCAGATACTGCTACAACTTCACAAACTTTAGTTATAAATACAAGTAGCGGGATTTCAGACACAGGCACTGCCTCTGAATCATCAGCTAAGAATTTTACAACATCACGGTCTGACAGTGCAACAACATCAGACAGTGGAACAATAAACGGGCCTCAAGATTATGTAGATGCTACCTACTTTGCAGAAGACTACATGGTAGGAACTACATTAGGCACATTCTAATTTTGGAGAAACAAAATGTTTAATAAAGAAAAAATGAAAGCGACAGGGCAGGTAAATGTCGTAGTACGTGATGATAGCGGTAATGTTAAGCAGGAGTTTACCGTACCGAACCTTGTTGTTGATACGGGTCTTGATTTCATTGCCTCACGTATGAAAGATGCAACTGCCACTGCTATGTCGCATATGGAAGTTGGTACTGATACCACAGCAGCAGGTGCTTCTGATACAGCTCTCGGTGCTGCAGTTGCCGCTTCTCGGGTAACTTTAGACTCTACTACTGTTACTGATAACGCTGTTGCATATGTAGCAACATTCCCTGCAGGAACAGGTACTGATGCACTTACAGAAGCAGGTATTTTCAATGCTTCTTCAGGCGGCACAATGCTTTGTCGTACTGTATTTTCAGTAATCAACAAAGGTGCTTCTGACAGCATGACTATTACTTGGACTATTACTATTTCTTAATAGGAAAAAATAGTGGCTATTATTCTTACAAGACAGGGCAGGCTTGGGTTGACAAGATCTTTTCGCAGGGATCTTGTCAATGCCAACGACTATTTTTATCTAGCTGTGGGCAAAACTACTGCCTGGGATGATGAAGAAAATCCTGATACTCCTGTGGACAGTGTGTATAATTTAAATGAAGTTAAAAGAAATATTATATTTGTACAAAACGCAGACAGTGCTGATATATGTCATCTTGCAAGAAGAATAAACTGGGTATCAGGCACAGTATATGACGCATATGATGATTCTTATGGTAGGTCATATGTAGACGTAAAAGGTTCAGCAGACCCTTTAGGTAGTGTTACTTATTCTGCTGCGTCAGGGGCAACTTCTTTAGCTGATGCAAACTTTTATGTAATGACAGATGAGTATAAAGTGTACAAGTGCTTAGATAATAATTTAGGTGCAGCTAGCACAGTTAAACCTACAAGCACAGGAACTTCTGCTTTAACACTTTCTGATGATTACAAGTGGAAGTTTATGTTTCAAATCTCTTCATCAGATCAGACAAAATTTTTAACCACACAATATATTCCTGTCAGAAAGTTTACCACAGAGCCTTACGGTGATGTTAACGGTGAGCTAGATAGTATCACTGTCACTAATGGAGGAAGCGGATATACATCTGCTCCAACAGTCACTATTGCAGGTGACGGTACAGGTGCAACAGCTACAGCAGATCCTGCAAAAATTACAGCAGGAGTTCTTGATGCAGATGCTATTACTGTAACCAATGCAGGTTCAGGTTATTCATATGCGCGAGTCACAATATCTGGCGGAGGCGCGACTACAGACGGTACTGCAACTGCAAACGTAGGAGATATTGATTCTCTTCCCGCATTACAAGCAGCAGTCGAAAGTACAACCGTTGGTGGTACTATTGATAAGATTGAAATTTTAGACGCTGGTGCTGATTATATTCCAAACAATGTAAAAGTTGTCATAACAGGTGATGGCCTCGGAGCAGAAGCATCTGCTACTGTAGATGCCAACACAGGACAAATTACAAAAGTGGACGTAACAGACGCGGGTGTAGGGTATTCTTTTGCAGATATTACTTTCACCGATTTAGCAGGAGCAGAAAATCCAGCAGATACAAAATGTTTGGCTAGAAGTATTGTTTCGCCTACAGATGGACATGGCGCGCATCCTATAAATGAGTTGTATGCAAATAGAATTGCTATTGTAGTGAATTTAGACGACAATTTAAATTCAGATCTTTTTTTAGATAATGATTTTAGACAGGTGTCATTAATAAGAAATTTAAAACAATATGATAGTGAAACAGTTAATTATACTGCGAATACAGGAACGAACACCCATAGAATTGAAGTAGGATCATCTACAGAACACGCAAAATATACTGAAGATGATATTATAACTACTGATGACGGCGGCAAATTTAGAGTGATTCAAAAGAAAGTAGACGGTTCAAATTACTATGTTTACTTACAACCAATTATAGACATTATATCCGCTGTTAGTACATTAACAAATAATAATACGAGTGTTACTGGGTTGAGTATAAATAGTTATACTGCTGCAACAGACGCTCCAGAAATAAATGTGTTTTCAGGTGAATTAGTGTATGTTGAAAACAGAGCTAAGATAAACCGACAAGAAGATCAAGTAGAAACTATCAAGGCAATTATTACTTTTTAGGAATAAAAGATGGCACTTAACTTAAATACATCACCGTATTTTGATGACTTTGATTCAACAAAAAATTACAACAGGATTCTTTTTAAGCCTGGTGTCGCTGTACAAGCAAGAGAACTAACGCAGCTTCAAACTATTCTTCAGAATCAAATTACATCTTTAGGAAGTTTCTCGTTAAAAAACGGTGCCATTATCAGTGGGTGCGAAGAATCCCAAAGCCTTGTTTCATATATTAAAATCACAGACGATTATTATATTCAGGGTGCTTCTACTTCATCTGCTCTCTCCAATGGTGATCTTTCAAAATATATTGGCGAAAAACTACAAGGTGTTTCTTCAGGTATTACAGGAAGAATTGTAGAGATAGCTGAGGGTAGTTTAGCCGGAAGACCAGCACTTAAAGCTTTTTATATTGCTTATGATGGTTTAAATGCAGGTTCAACGACTCATTTTACTGCTGGAGAAAGATTAAAAGTAATATCCAATGGTAACTACAAAGATACTGAGTTTGTTGCTAGCAGTTTAGTTTCATCGCCAGAAACTCTTTCAGATAGATATTACGGAAAAGCTACAAAAATACAGCTTTCACCTGGTGTAATTTATATTAAAGATCAGTTTGTTACTACTGAAAAAATTTCTACTTTTGTACATCCTTTTAGTAATTCAGTAAAACAAAGAATAGGATTTGAAGTTACCGAAGCAGTAAAAACTTCAGTAGACGATTCCTCATTGCTTGATCCTGCAAGTGGTTCTTATAATTATAATGCTCCGGGCGCTGACAGATACAATCTTTCAGTTGCGTTGAAGTCATATGCAGCAAGTGCCAAGGTTCCGGAGACATTTTTTGAATATGCGATGTTTGAATATGGAGCCTTGATCAGGCACAAGATACAAGAGGATCCCTTAAATAAAATAAGCGATATAATTGCTCAAAAGTTTTATGATACCCATGGTAACTATGTTATCAATGGAATGAAAATAAAACTTAGAGAACATTTGAATCAGAACAATAACGGTGGCGTATATACATCAGCCCAGGGCGGAGATATAGACAAACTTGTAGTTGAAATTTCTCCAGGTATCGCAGAAGTTGCAGGTTATAGGCGAGAACTAAAGGCACCGAAACTCATTGCATTTGATAAACCTACAGAAACTTTTAATGTACAAGATCAAACTCTTACTACTTCATATGGTAACTATGTTCTTGTAGATGAAGTGTGTGGCGTTTGGGATATTGCAGACTCCTCTACAGTAAATCTATACGACACCGCGGCTGACGCTGTAACATCAGGCACATATTCTGCAACCTCACCGACTGGTAATATTATTGGTACTGCTAGAGTAAGACACCTAGTACATGAATCAGGTACAGCAGGCGCCGCAGCTGCCCAGTTTAGGTTATACTTGTATGATATTGATATGACCTCAGGTGAATTTGCAGATGTAAAAACAATTTACTATAACGATACAAATGCTGATGGGTTTGCAGACTGTGTGCTAGAAAGCTCAAAAGCAGTCCTAAAGGAAACTGACTACAATAGATTAGTGTTTCCTTTGTCCACAAGCTACACAAAAACATTAATTCCTTACGATTACGATTTCCAATACACAAAAGAATTTGGTCCTAGTACAGTCGCAGATGCCGATGGTACAGTAGGTATTTCAGTATCAGGTAATGAAACATTCCCATATAGCACAGGTGCTATGAATGATACTACAATTCTTGCAAACATTACAGTAGTAGCTTTAGATAGTTTCTCAACAACTAGCCCATCTGAAAGCATTACTGCAGGACAAGTTATTGACCTAACAGCTTCTGGTAGAAGTGTTACTGTAGATAGTTCTACACAAATTACAATTGATTTAGGTGCTACTGCTTCAGGTGCCGCGAGACGGGTAAAAATTTACGCTAATGTTCAAGTAGCTGATGAAACACCTATTAGTAAGAACTTAATAACAAACCAATATGTTAAATTTTTAGTAGACGGCACAGACACTTACGCTACTTCGGATACAGATTTTTGTTTAGGTGTAGCAGATATTTTACGTATTTCTGAGATTAGAGTACATAGTTCTGCATTTTCAACTGGGTCAGAAGGTACTGATGTTACCTCTCAGTTTAGATTTGATAACGGACAAAAAGATAATTACTACGGTTTAGGATATATTCGTAAGAAGGCAACTTCTACTGTAGATTTCTCTACTACTCCTTATATGTTAGTTAAATTTGATTACTTTGACGTACAGCCTAATGGAGCGTCTTTTGCTTGTGTTGATTCATACGCATCAGGTATTTCTGATGGCAATATGACAATACAAGAAATTCCTTTGTTTACACGATCAAATGGTATTGTAGTAGATCTAAGAGATTACCTTGACTTTAGGCCTTACGCAACAAACACGGCGACACCTACAGGAACATTGGGATCAGCTACATCCAACCCTTCAAGTGTTAGAACAATTGTGGGTGGATTGACAAATCCAGTACCAGTGCAAGAATTTACTACAGATATAACAGCATATTTAGCACAGGCATTTAGACTTGCTCTTGGATCTTCACAAGGCCATTTTAAACTAATAGAAGGAACGCCTGCATTAAGGGTAATTGTTCCTCCTATAGACAATGTTAAAGATATGACATTGGCCACATTTAAGTTGAAACCGTATCCTAGCTTAGCACCTCAAGCAGCTAAAGTAGCTAATCGCCCAGACTTGAGTTCAAAATTAACTCAGGTAGAAAATCCTCGTTACACTATGCGCCAAATTGGAGCGTTAGAAAAGAGAATACAAAATCTTGAGTATTACACTTCGCTTTCCATTTTAGAAGAACAAGCAAGAAATGAAAAATTCTTTGATTCTACAGGCGTTGATAGATTTAAAAATGGTCTGTTGGTAGATCCTTTTAATTCGTTTGCTGTTTCAGCAGTAATGAATCCTGATTACAATTGTTCATTAGACTTAACTAAGTCAGAAATGCGAGCATATTACACAGACGATAGTATTCAGTGGGTACCAAATAGATCAGGTGCCACAAACGAGGCAGCTCAAACAGGGAAAATACATCACATTCCTTTTGTAGATGTAGTGTATACTCAAAATCTACAAGCTAGCAAATTTGAAAGTATTGTTACAGAGTTGCTGTATGACACGGTTGAAGAGACACCTCCACCACCTCCGCCACCGCCACCGTCTCCAGAGGCCATATATAGCTTAATTAGATCTGCAACAGCTGTAGATGAAGGCGGCACAATTAGTATTGATATTCAAACTGAAAGAGTTCCTCCTGGGGCAACTGTAACCTGGACACTGACAGGATCTGGATACACATTGCTTGTTGGGGATCTTGCATCAGGAGCACTTTCAGGTACCGCTACAGTAGGTGATTCAGGTACTACTACTGTTAGTTGGGCTTTTGCAAACGACACAGGAATTACGTCGGACACTACCCTCACTTTCCAGTTAGCAGCTACAGACAGTGACGGTAATTCTACACTTGTTGACGGTAGTGCTTTATCTACAACATTTACTTTAAATAATACCACCACAGCCGCCGGACCTTGTGCAGCACCTTACGTACTAAACGCAGCAGGAACAGCTTGTGTACCACCTCCGTGTGCGGCTGGTTATTCATGGGATGCCGCATCTCAAACTTGTAAGAAAGATATTATCAGAGATGATAAGACTTATTTTGGTAATTTGCATTTATCACCTGCATCGGACTCTTGGTCAGACACTGAGTACGCAGACCCGATTTATAACAATAAGGGCTCTCACGACAATTTTGAATATGAAGATGCTTGGCATCGTGAATGGAAGAGCTGGACTCAAACTGATACTATTTGGGAAGAGGAATTTATAGGGTCTGAAGAAAAACTTATTGATTCATATGAATTGTATCTTGGTACGGAAGAATACAGAGGATCTGGATACTATGAAGAGGCTGATCTATATCAGACTATAGAAACTTATCAGCAGCAAGACACCTATGTTAGGAACCGAATTGATGTAGGATACAACACGTATGAGGAAACTTATACTGGTGCATTGCCTGAATCTACAACTACATATGTAGGTGAAAAGAAATTGGGCACTGAATATGTTGCATATACTCGCGCACAAACTATAACTTTTGGTGCAACTGGTTTGATGCCAAATACCCTTCACACGTTACACATGGGTGGAGTAAATAAAGGCACATGGACTTCTGATAATCAAGGCAGAGCTGGTGGTTATGTTGAGGTACAGCAGGGTGAGTTTGCGACCGGTGTGATTGAGTTGACGCTAGAATGTTCGGGTACCACTTCCTATGGTTCATTTGTCTCAGTAGCCACAGCATATTTTAGTTCTGGTGGAGGCGAGATTGTAACCAAAGCTAAAGAGTATGATGTTGTAACTCCTGTAATGCCAGCAACAAGAACTGTAGATGTTCCAGCAACAGTTCCTATGGTGGGTCCAAGTAATGATATTAGAATAGAATATGGCACTCCTTATGAAGTTCCTGGTGATGTTAGAACTGATTATAGAACTGATCCGACCTATGTAGATCCTAATTCTAATCCGACATTCACATTTGCTAGTTACCCCGATTCAGCAACAACAACTACTACATTAACTGAAATTGCAACCGATCAAATCTTTAGGTCTACAAATACCAACAGTGCCGATTATCTCGGCGGTGGTAATGCTGAAGACTTCAGTGAAGGTGTTGCTACTTTTGAATTAACACTTTTAGCATATGATGCCGCAACAGCTAGTTCATCTAATAACTATACACAGCCTGCAGATACTACTACTCCTGTTGTAAATTCTGCTTCTAAAGACATACTAGCAGACTATGATCTTACTAATTTTGCCATTGAATTTTCTAGGGCGGAACTTGGTTTTGGCAATGAGTTTAATCTTTACGGTGCCTGTGGACTCGGTTGGGATCCAATGGCACAAAGTTTTAAAGTAGACGGTTTCGATGGTGGCATATATGTGCCTAGTGTAGATATATTCTTCTATTCAATTTCAGAAGAAACAGACAATAATGGAATTGTGCTTGAAATTAGAAATATGGTAAATGGATATCCGGGCCCTAAAGTTTTAGGACAGACTCGAAAAGAAAGAAGTCAATGTAAAGTGTCTACTGATAACGGCGACGGTACATTTGCTATTGACGGCGGTACTAAATTTACCTTCCCACAACCAGTTTACTTAGAATCTGGTCAAGAGTATTGTATTGTTCCTATCCCAGAAAATGATGATCCTAACTACAGGGTTTGGATTGCAGAACTTGGTAAGCCAAAACACGGCACTACCACAATTATTAGTAAGCAGGCACATACAGGTGTTCTGTTTACTTCAGCTAATAATAGAACTTGGTCTGCAAGACAGAAAGAAGACTTAGCATTTAATATCAATAGGTGTTCATTTAGGTCTAATGTAGATTACAAAGTTAAACTTGCTAATGCTAAACAGGATTGGATTACGTTTACCAACTTTAGTGACAGTAGTCTTAAATTTGGTATAGGTGACGTATTACATAACTTTACATTTAGTATTGACACAGCTGGTACAGGATATTCTTCGGCACCAACGGTAACAATTACTGACAGTACAGGAAGAGGAACAGGAGCTACTGCAACTGCAACAGTTGATACTGGTACTGGCGAACTAACAGGTATCACTCTTACAAATCCAGGTACCGGCTATACAGGTGCTTCTAACCTATCTGTTACACTTACAAGCGGCGGATTTACTACTGCGGCTGAAGTATCGGCTACTCTTAATCTTGGTAAGGTGTTGTACAACTATGATTCTTATGACTACACTTCAACTATAAAGGTGGTGTTAGGTAGATTCTATGGTTCAAATACTACAGCTAATCCAGCGCATACACTTGTTGGTAACGGCACTAAGACAGCAACTGTTGGTACTATACATAACAGAGTAGTAAACGCATACGCAATGAAACTTCCAGTTTCTAATCATGGTTCATACGGTACAGTAACACCTAAGATAGCATTGACAACCTCAGGGGCCTCTACAGCAAACACTACATTTGAAACAGCATACTTAGGCAAAACAATTTCACTAGAAGAAGAAAAAACTATTCTGAGTTATTCTAATGAAATTGAAACTTATGCGGGTAGTGCTATAAATGACGCAAGACCTGACCAAACACCTTCAGCTCAATTTGAAATTACTTTGAGAACTCCTTATAATCATTTGAGTCCTATGATTCAGGGTGAAGAAACTATACTCGGTATTTACAAAAACGAAATCAACAATCCGGTTACAGTAGAAGAAGAAGTACGTACAGGTGGTAATGCTACAACCAAATATATTTCTAGGTTGGTTAAACTTGCACAGGGTCAAGATGCTGAAGATCTAAAAGTTATACTAAATAACAAGATTCCTGCAAGCGGAGGTGTGAAAGTATACTATAAAGTTAGGCACAGCGAAGATGATCAAGCGGATTTTGTAGAAGATATTTTCTGGCGTGAAATGGTAATTGAAGACCAGCCTTTCAATACTGCAAGCACTGGTTGGGGCGAGTATACATATAAAGTATCCGATAAAGGTTCTAACACTTATGGGTTGAATGGTAGTGGAATATTTGAATATGATGTGACAGGTGTTGCCTCTATTTCAGGTATCACTGGAGGCAGTGGTTACACTTCAACTCCAACAGTTACAATTACTCATAGTGGGAATGGATACGGTGCTACAGCAACAGCAACAGTTTCAGCTGGAGCAGTGACAGCGATTACTGTGACAAATCCAGGTAGAGGCTACGAAGGAGGAACTATTACTGTTTCAATTAGCGGTGGCGGCGGCACAGGTGCAGCGGCAAGTACAGCAACTACACAGGTCACGACTTATACTGGATTCAAGTATTACGCAATTAAAATTGTACACACTAGTTCTAATACTTCGCTTATTCCTAAATCAACAAACCTTAGAGCATACGCATTGCAGGCATAACTATGGGATACGAACTAGTCAAAGATTCACCAGAACTCATAAGAGATACTAGTAATCAAGCAATTTTAAATAGGGACATCAAAGGTCTAAAGGAATACAGACAGAAAAAAAATATGAGATTAAGTCAAAATAATGAAATTGTACAATGTCAAGATGATATAAATACACTAAAGAATGAGATAAAAGACATTAAGAAAATGTTTGGTCAGATTCTTGGTGCAATAAATTCAAAGGAAAAGTAAATGTCAACTATAACTACACGATCCGGTAAAGGTAGTCCGTTAACAAACTCTGAAGTTGACGCTAACTTTACCAATCTAAACTCAGATAAGTATGAATCTGGCGACAGTATTGTTGCAGATGATTTGACCACTTCCGGAGATATTACTGCTGCAACCGCATCAAGTATAACTGCAGCTGGTACAATCCAAGGAGATGCTACTGCTTTAACAAAAACATACAATGTTGTCGCTACTGCAACTGCTGATCAAGGAGTAAAACTTCCTACAGCTGCGTCTGGTTTGGTATATAATGTTATTAATGCAACATCGGTAAGTATTAAATTGTACCCGAATACTTCAGGTACAATAAACTCAGGTACAGCTAATGCTGCTATAAACATTCCAGCAGGTACTTCGGCTCAATTGGTAGGTACTTCAAGTTCAAATTGGAACACATTAGTAGAAACCATAGTATATGACTCGTCTGGCACCAGACTAAATTAAGGAAATTTATAAATGCGCCCATTAAGAATTAAAGCATCAGGTAGCCCCCCTAGTAGTGCAAACTTTGAAGGTTTGCAGGAAATGTCAGACGCTAATATCCAGCAATATGTCTCATATGTAATTACAAATAAGTTTGCGACAGATTGGGACGGCACAGGCACTGCTGAATTGAACATGGATACCGCAAATGCTCTTAGTGGTTCTTCTATAGGCACATTTACAGACACAACTAGAGATGATGCCATCGGTACTCATCCAACAGCCGGCGCTACTACGGATACAACTTATTATTTTAAACAAGTAACTTCAGCTGCTACAGAAAATATTACCAATCGAATGGTAGGATATGACACATCAATCAAAGAATTCACAGATGCAGAACTAGACACAGATATACTTGATAAAGTTATAGGTGATATGGTTGCTGAGTCTGATTACACAGTAGGCCAGTTTCATTTAGCAGCATCATCGCCTTCAGGTGGTACTTGGACCTCTAGATATACTATTACAGACACAGTACAAAGTGGAAACAACACAACAAGACTTTGGCAAAAAACAGCTCCTACAACTGCTGCTAATAGCGATCTTGCTTCACTTAAGCATGACGGTGGTCTTAAGATGATGACTGCTGCTGAGATTGAACAAGTAGTTCCTAATTTTAGAAATAGAATTGTTGAGGGTTACGGCTCAACTCCTGGCATAGGTTGTTATCTAGTACAAGCATCTTCACCCACCGAAACTGGTACGTGGACACAGATGGGAGATGTTGCTGGGTTTTCAGACACTAGACAAGAAGTAGATACTTCTACATATGAAGGTTCATACATAGGAGCCTTTAGTGGTGATTTTGCTTCTGACTTTTCTGGCGAATTCTCCGGAGACAAATCATATACTGGTTCATATACAGGCACTTTCAGCGGTGACTATACCGGAGATTATGTAGGAACTTCAGCTTATACTGGTGCATATACTGGTGACTTTACTGGTGAATATATTTTGTACTACTCAGGTTTTGTAGGGGCATACTACTCCGGAACATATCAACAGGACTTTACTGGTTTCTTTGAAGGTCCTAAGACATATACTGGTACATATACTGGCGAGTTTGATCAAGCATTCACTGGTGATTATGTAGGCACTTCAAACTATTCTGGTACCTATACTGGTTCATTTACTGGATTTTTCTCATCGAGCTTTACAGGTACTTATTCAGGTGATGTTGTTAAAGCAACAACTGAAACTGTATCTACTATCAAACTTTGGTTAAGAACTGCTTGACAACTTGACTATATAGTATTACAATATAGTTTTTAATTATGGAGAATATTATGGAAGCAGAATTATCTGTACCTGTTGATACCTCAGTTACCGAGGTTGAAAACACCCCACCTAAAAAGACATACAAAGATCCTTATTGGTCAAATAGGGAAAATCGTCATCTTATAGTTACTATTATTCAACCAAACGGCAAAGAAAGTTTGGCGTCTATACACGACAAAGAAGGAACTAATCCGGATATGTTGGCTGTATTAGAACAATATACAGAGGAACAAATAGATGAAAATACAAACAACGCACTAGAAAGAAGAAATGAAAACATTAGAAGAAGTGCGGAAAGAAGAGAATCAAAAAGAGCTAGAGCAAAACAAGAAGCGTTGTTTGCCGCTAAACTTGAAGCATTTGAAGTTGATGCTGTAAAAAATTCTAAAAATACTGAATTGAAAAGACTGATTAGAAAATCTAAATCTATTTTAGAAGCTCAAGCATATGCTACTATTTTAATGATGAAGGAACTTGAAAATGCCGAAGAAGAAAAAACAGACTAAGGGTTTCTTAATTGTTGCTTCTAAACAAAAAGGATTTTATCGTTACTCTAAATATCTAGCAGAATCAATTAAAGACTTTTGGCCTGAGGCAAACATTACATTCTTTACACACGAAGAATGGGTACAATCTGAAGATTATGATTTGTTTGACAATATTATTACTGAAGGTATTCCAGATCATATCAGAGCTAAACTGTGGGCGTTGAATAAAACACCTTATGATATTACAGCATACTTAGATGCAGATATGATATGTGAACATGAGGACATCAAAAATATTTTTGATGAATTGCCTGAAGAATTAGATTTAGTTTTCACTAAAAACAGACCTTACAATGCCAAACTAACTAAACTTTCTGCTACAGAAGAAATGACTTGTCATTGTGGTTTCTTTATTTATCGTAAAACTCCTGCTGTTATGGATCTTATGGGTGCTTGGTGGACAGAATATTTAGCACAACGAAAACCAGATTATGACATTGCACATTATCCTAAGTCTGCGGTACAATGGGACACATTTACAATGTGGAAACTATTAACATATGGCGAACACGATGTAAAATGGGGATACATTAAAGACCCAGATGCACGTTGGAACTTTATCAACGGATACCATTTTGAAGAACTACAAGGCACAGATATTGTTTTGTACCATCATACTATTCCTAAGGATCAATTAAAAGAATGAAGTGGATTGATATAAAAAACGAAGAAGTTCTACAGTTGCTAACTGATTATAGTGACTGGTTTTTCAATTCAGATCTCGTAAAGCTAACAGAGATTGCAAATGGAAAAGAAAGACACCAAGGAATGTTGTTAGAAGAAGCCTGCGGTGAGGAATATTTAAAGGAAATTGTGGATAAAGATGGTAAACACATTGGATACCCTGAAAGAACTCTTTCGGTGGATATTAATACTTCAGAAAATGCACCACTAGAACACAAAGAGAAAAGAAACAAACTAGCAGCTGAGTTATGTTCTTATTTAGGTGCTCGCAATCAGGCAGTAAATGTATTCTATCCTGAGGGAGGATACATGGGCTGGCACAATAATTGGAATGCTTCTGGTTATAATATACTATTGTCGTATTCACCTACAGGCAATGGTTTCTTTAGATACATGGATCCTCTCACCAAAGAAATAGTAACTATGGAAGACAAGCCAGGTTGGACTTGTAAAGTAGGATACTATGGCAGAGGCAGAGAACCCGACAAAGTTTATTATCACTGTGCCGGGTCCTATGAGCCTCGTATTACTTTAGGATTTGTTGTTCCTCACTTAGAAATATGGCGTAGTATGATTGAGGATATATCAGAAGAAGACGCTACTTCTTTCCAATAGCCATAAACCTGTCAAAGAAAACTTTACCTTCCCAGTTATAATAAAACTGTTCTATTTGTCCTGTGTATAGCGGTTTTGTTATGCCTGTGTTTTCTAAATGGCCTTCAATACTATTGACACAATTTATGCCGTACATTTCTTGTATGACATTACTAGTTTGTAAGGCAAACAAACATTCAGGGTTAGATGTTGTCATGTCTTTTAATGGATACATTTGTTCACATCCCAATGAAATAACAATGTCAGCATCTAGTGCATTAATGTCGTGGAAGGCAAAAGGTATATCTAACTGAAGATGATTTATATCAACCCCGTTATCAGTGTAATACTTATTGAATACTTTAGACAATTCAAGAGCTTCACGGTCAATATCAATAAGGTCCATATGTTTAATCTTAATATTCTCACAAATAAGAGGCACAAGAGGAAAGCCTAACCACGAGTTTAATACAATTATATTATATTCTTTGTCCGGGTCTAACTGTTTTACTAATTCTTCCATCATCCAAACAGAAGCATCCATAGTGTTTGGATTCATAGATTTACGAAAGTCCTCATGTTTGTGAGGCATTTCATGTTCTATTTTATCCAGGGCCATTCCCCAATATCTGAAACTAGTCAGAAAGTTTAATTTTAACATCTTCAGGTCTCTCCATCGAATCGTATAAACATATAAAAGGTGTTTCTCTGTATTTAAATTCTTCTACATCATTCGGATATTGGTATCCATAGTTATAACTGTACACCCAACCACTAGGGAATGTTTTTATTTGATCTTGATCAAATCTATTATAAAATAAATTATCTAAACCTCTGTAATAAAAAAACATCTGACTAGGATAGTCTTTAGTCATTTTTAAAAATCTTTTCATTTCTTCTGTTTCTAACAAATAGTCGTTCCATCTCAAAATACTAGAGTTTAATTCAGTATATGCGTGTGGTATATGTTTAGTATCTTCTTTTATTTTTTTCAAATTGTGCCATTCTGTTTTAACAAATACAAGTTTATCTTCACATGGATAATCAATAAACGCATTTAGATTTCTTTGTATGATAATATCTAAATCTAAAAATAATTTTTCTCCTTCTTGCCACACAATGTTTTGATCAAACAAATACATCTTGTTCCACCACTTTTCGTAGTAGTTGGTTTCAGGTATTTTTAACACAACTACATTAGGATCTAAATCAGTAGGATCCTCTGTGATACAATAAAACTTAAAGTTTCTAGTAACATGAGTTCTACATTGTTTGTAGATTTCATTTACATGAGAACTTGGGTACTTTGTTCCCCATTTAACTGTATAAATGTGTATCATTTCCAATGCGCCAATAATTCAGGGTCTGCTAAATCATCTTGTTTTGTATGCCCTCTACTTTTATCTTCAAATGGCAACAAATCAATGTTGAATACACAGAGTATAGCACCCGGACGATAAGTGTCTACTCTCAGGTCATCTTCATCCCACGAACGGCCTCTGTTATATGAGTATGCCATCCAACTTGGGAAATGTCCCCATAGCTTTTCTTTACTAAACTCACCCCAACGCCAACTGTGATAGTTATCAGTGCCGTCAGTGAATGTAAACCATATCATCTCTTGGTGTTTTAGCACATCGTGCCAAATACATTCAGTTTGATCGTCACTCCACACCATACATGAACCATTAGTGTAAGCACCGTGAGCAAGTTTAAACTGTCTTGTTTTCATTGGACGAGGGTCTTGCCACCAACTTCTGAGTTTTGTTGGCCTATCTAAGTCGTGTGTAATAATAGGACCCATGTCATTTTGTATGACCACATCTAAATCTAGGAAAACGAAACGCCCCGTAGGCTTATCGTCAGCGAAGTTATGAGTATTAAAGATAAAAGTTTTAGGACGATCCCAGCAGCGAGCCATTCCATATTTAAAGCTGTCAGAACCAAACCAATACTTAGGATGAATATTAGGAATGTCAGGGAAGTCAATAACTTTAATCCCAGGATCAAGGCCTTCAGGAAGATCCGTGTAACAGTAAAAATGAAAGTCAAATATGCTATCATCAGTGTTACGTTTAGCCATTGAATATAATTTATTGACATAATGTGGTCCATACTTTGTGCCCCATTTACAGCAGATATAATTTACTCGCATCTCCATAACCTCAACAATTCTTTGTCTTTCAATCCTTCTAATTTAATTTGTTTTTTTGCTCCGGGATCAGGTGTGTTGTCTACATTAAATAAACACACTTTAGCATCAGGCCTATACTTAAATGGTTCAATGTCATTCGGATATTTCATTCCTCTATTGTAACTGTACACCCAATCATGCGGAATGTTTTTCCAAAAATCACGCTGTCTCCAATAGTGATAATTGTCAGAGCCTTTATAGAATGTAGTGAATATTATCTCATCTTCCATCAAAACATCATAGTATATATTTTTAGTTTGTTCCTCATTCCATAGCATCATGCTTGAATTATAAAATGTGCCACGCATTTCAATGAATAGTCTTTCGTGTTTTTGTTTACCCGGTTGCCATTCAACGTGTATCATTCTAGGTTTTTCAGCAAGAGCTTCTATTTCATCTATGTTGTTTTGAATAATAACATCTAAATCAAAGTAGCACCATTTGCCTTCATGTCCTAACCATTCATGTGAATTAAACACTAAAAACTTAGCTCTATCCCAACAATACTTCTCTTTACCAAACCAATATTTAGGATGAAGTACACCGTCATCAGGTATAGGATGTGTGTCACATTCTAATCCTTCTGCGTCATCAGTATAACAGGTAAAGGTAAACGGTTTCGTATAGTTCTTTTTAACCATACGAAATAGATTGTTTACATAATTGGGAGTATACTTATCGCCCCACTTTATACATACGAAATTCATTATAATATTCTTCAACTAAGTTAGGAAAGTCTGCTTGACCGTTTAGTAATGCTATAGTGGCTTCAGGTTTATATCTGTTACCATCAAACTTGTATGAATATATTTCATCTTTAGGCCAACATTCAAATTCAAAGTCCTCGTGGAATAAAAATCTATCATCACCTGCGTACTTTACCATATAATAATCTTGATCTTTTTTCCAATAATTATATATATGCCTTGCATCTTCCCACAACATTACACTAGAATTGTAATTACTAAGATAATTATAAGACCAACGATCATCTTTATGATTGGGAAAATTTTTATCCTTCCAATAAGTATAACAAATCATAGGGTGTTTGTCAACAAAATCAAACAAATGATCTAAATCTTTTTGTATGGCTATATCTAAATCTAAATATAAAGTTTTACCGAAATAGTATTGAAATAGTTTCACTTTCTCCCAGTGGCCGTCAGGTTCACCGTCAATCAAAATAGTATAAATATCAGAACGTAATCCTTCAGGGTTATCAGTCACACATACATAATTATACCTGCCGTTGGTGTCGAGGTATATACGGTTTACATCATCTGACGTATATTTGTCACCATATTTTAAGGTCAAAATAGTTTTCATTACAAGTCCAAAATGTTATAAATAAGTAGAACACACTAATACTTATAAGATATTTATATGGCTACAGTAAACAATATTGTAATAGATCAAGGAACGACCTTTAGCTTTACTTTCAGCTTGGATAATGCTGACGGCACTAATAAAGATCTTACTGACTATACTGTAAATGCTCAAATAAGAAAAAGTTATTATACGTCTACTAAGGTTGATTTTACTACAGCAAAAGTAGATGCAACTGGTGAGATTACTCTAAGTCTAACAGCGGCAGAGACTTCGACCTTGAAAGCTGGTAGATATGTATATGATATTGAAATTGTTAGCAGTAGCGAAACGATTAGAGTATTAGAGGGCATTATAACTGTAACCCCTGAGGTAACTCGATAATGGCTGTCAAAGTAACTTTAGCTAGCTCAAGTTCTAGCACAAGAATCCCTAAAGTAGTAACATCTTCTTCTAGGGTACAAACTGCAACAACACTTGAAGGTTTGGCAAATGTTGATCTAGCAGGAGCCGAAGATGGTTATACATTTACATTTGATGCAGACACAAACAAATGGGTTGCTACTCCGGTATCTGGGTTGGCAATAGATTCAAACAATATTACAACACTAGATGGCGGCACTTTTTAATAATAACAATTAGTTTTTTTAAACCCAAAAACGAGGAAATAACATGGCAACAGTCATTCAAATTAAACGCTCTTCAGGCTCAACTGCTCCAACTACGGCAGCTCTTGCAGAAGGCGAATTAGCATATGCACAGGACCAGAGTGGTTCAGGCGCGGCCGCTAAACTTTACATTGAGTCTCTTGGCTCAGACGGTAGCACTCCGGAAATTCACGCAATTGGTGGTAAGTTTTACACTGATGCAATTGACGCAGCTACTGACTCAAACACAGCAAGCGCTATTGTAGAACGTGACGCTTCTGGTGACTTCAGTGCAGGAACTATCACTGCTAGCCTTACTGGTGATGTAACTGGTGACGTAACCGGTGATGTAACTGGTAACGCAGACACTGCTACAGCACTGGCAACAGGACGTACAATATCTATCTCAGGTGACTTGACTTATACTTCATCTTCTTTTGATGGTACTGGCAACGTAACTGCTGCAGGTACTCTTGCAACTGTAAACAGCAACGTAGGTTCATTTGGTTCTACTACTAATGTTCCTGTTGTAACAGTAAACGCAAAAGGCCTTGTAACTGCTGTCACTACAGCGTCAATCGCTACTTCATTTGATGTTGCAGCTGATACTGGTACTACTGATACAGTAGCTGGTGGCGAAACACTTACTTTTGCTGGCGGCACTGGTGTAGATACTACTGTTTCTAATAACAATGTATCTTTTGCTATTGGTCAGGCAGTAGGCACTGGTGACAGCGTAACTTTCGCAGATGTCACTGCTGATCTTGCAGGTGACGTAACTTCTACTGGTACTTCTACTTTCACAACTGTAGATATCAACGGCGGTGCTATTGATGGTACTGCAATCGGTGGATCTACAGCAGCAGCTGGCTCTTTCACTACACTCGGCTCTTCTGGTAACCTTTCTGTTGGCGGTAACGCTACTATCACCGGTGACCTGACTGTAAACGGTACAACTACTACTATTTCTACAAATAACACTGTTGTTTCTGATACATTGCTAGAACTTGGTAACGGCACAAGTGCAGCTGCTAACGATTCAGGTCTTGTTATTGAACGTGGTAGCACAGGCGACAACGCTTTCATGGGTTGGGATGAGTCAGAAGACAAGTTCACCATGGGTACTACAACTGCTACAGGTGCATCTACTGGCAACCTTACAATCACTGTTGGTACTTTGGTTGCTAACATTGAAGGTAACGTAACTGGTAACGTAACAGGTGACGTAACTGGTTCAATTACTGGCGGTACTGTTTCAGGCTTGACAGCAGATATTGCTGTTGCAGACGGTGGTACTGGTGCAGGTACATTTACTAGCAACGGTATTCTTTACGGTAACGGAACTGGCGCACTTCAGGCTACTGCTGCAGGTACTGATGGCTACATCTTGTACTCAAACAGTGGTACTCCTGATTGGACTAACACTCTAGACGGCGGCTCTTACTAATATTATTTAATTTAAATTTTGAGGATATATTATGGATTCTAGTAAACAGTTTAATGAAGAGCTAATTAATGAATATATTAATTTGCTAGCAAAAAAATATAATGAAACTTCTATAGAAGTCGTTACTTTGCAAGCTAGAAGCGCTTACGTAAGTAAGGAGAATGAGAAACTTCAAAATATTATCTCGGAAAGAAATACTGAGATAGAAGACTTAAAAGAACTTCTACAGGCGGAAAAAGAAAAACCGCCTGTGGAAGTCATTAAAGAGGTTGAAGTTATCAAAGAGGTGGAAAGATCTGACGACTCTCTTGTAAAAGAGAATAGTTACCTCAAAAAAGAATTAGGTATGTTAGAAAATAAGATTAAAAAGCTAAAAGAGGATAGAACAAATGGCGATAGTTCTCAAGCCGAAAAGATCAGAAACAGCTAGTTCCGTACCTACAACAAGTGATCTTGCAGTAGGCGAAATTGCTGTAAATACAGCAGACCAAAAGCTATATATCAGAGACTCTGGTAATAATATTAAAGCTATTGGCGGTGGTTTAAACGTAACAGATACAGACACTACCGTATCAGGTGCGTCTACTATTCAGTTTAATGACACATCAACAGCTTTGATGACAATAACTGACGCCGGGTCAGGTACATCAACTGTTGCAGTAACCATTAACGCAGATCAAGATTATGGCCTTATAACCGATTCGGTAGGCGTTGGCAACAATCTTGATTACGGGAGTCTCTAATGGCAACTAGAATAAAATTTAGACGAGGCACAACAGCGCAGCACGCATCTTTTACAGGAGCGGCTGCTGAAATAACAGTCAACACAAGTAAAAACACGGCAGTCGTACATGACGGCTCAACGGCAGGTGGCTTTGAATTACTAAGATTTGATCTTGATAATTTAGATGCGGCCGCCACTATCCCGGGATCACAGGTCGATACACTCGATGGCGGAACATTTTAGGAGATAAATTATGCCAACAGTATTACAATTAAGACGTGGAACCACCGCCGAGCATTCCTCATTCACGGGAGCAGAGGGTGAAGTCACAGTCAATACAACTAAAGACACCCTGGTAGTCCATGACGGTTCTACTCAGGGTGGTTTTGAAATAGCCCTTGCAGATTTAACGAATACTTCTGCAATTGCACTAACAGATCTTAGCGGAGGCACCGGTGTTACGTATAATAATAGCACAGGTGCAATAGCTATTGGACAAGCAGTAGGAACAGGCGATAGTGTTACCTTTGCAGGTGTCACAGCACCTCTTACAGGAAACGTAACAGGTAATGTTACAGGTGACTTAACTGGTGCTGTTACAGGAAACGTAACAGGTGATGTTACAGGTGACTTAACTGGTAATGTAACTGGTAACGTAGATGGTATTGTTGGTGGAACAACTCCAGCAGCCGGCACGTTTACTACTGTCAATACCTCGGGTGCTTTAACAGTAGGTGGAAACTTAACTGTTAATGGTACAACTACAACTATTAACTCAACCACACTTACAGTAGATGACAAAGAGGTTGTTCTTGCATCAGGTGCAGCAGATTCAGCAGCGGCTGATGGTGCAGGTATATCAGTAGATGGAGCAGGAGCTTCTATACTGTACGACCACACAGGAACTCAGTGGGAAATTAATAAACCACTTGAAGTTACAGGTTCTGTTCTTCCTGCAGCAAACATAACATATGACCTAGGTTCTGCAAGTTTACGATGGCGTGACTTGTATTTGTCAGGCAGTACACTTGACCTAGGCGGGCAGACAATCTCAGTAAGTGGTAGTGCTTTTGAAATGTCTGAATTGGGTGTTACTTCTACATTTACCCTTGATAGTGTAGGACTTACAGCAATACAGACAAGTGGAGAGTCTTTTGCTGATAATGACACAAGTGTTATGACTTCAGCAGCAGCTAATGATAGATTTAGAATTGACATTTACGATTCTACAGGAACCTTGTTGAACTAAGGAATAAACTATGCCGGTAATACTGAAACCAAAAAGAAGTGAGACTGCTTCCTCTATCCCAACAACAAGTGATCTTGCTGTTGGGGAGATTGCTGTAAACACATCGGATAAAGTTCTTTATACCAAAACATCGGCCGGCAATGTTGTTCAAATTGCCAACTATGCACTGTCGGACCCTTCCTTAATATTTCCAACAGGGGATTTAGGAAACTTAGATGCTGCTCAGACTGATGCGTTTGGTCAAACATTAGGGGGGTCTTTTGATAATTTAGACACCCCTAATGGTAGTTTATCTACACAGGATTTAGGGGCACTATCTTAATGGCAGATCGCAGAACCAGAGTAAATACTAAAACAGCGTCCACATGGACTTCAACGAATACTGTTTTGGCAGAAGGTGAAGTAGGGCATGAGTCTGATACAGGAAAAATAAAAGTAGGCGATGGTTCTACTGCCTGGTCGTCTTTGAGTTACACTTCAGCTACAGCAGACACAGCTTCTGCTACTAACTTCACAAACACATTACAAGTTAATGGTAGTGATGTTACTACAGATGCTGACATAGGATCAACTATACAGGCATACGATGCTAACCTAACAGGGTTTGTAGCTGCGTGTAATCTACCAACATCAGATGGTACTGCGGATCAAGTTTTAAAAACTGACGGAGCAGGCACAATATCATTTGCTACACAGTCCGGCGGTTCACTCTCAGACCAAGGGGTAACAGCATCAGTAGCTGAACTTAATTACTGTGATGGTGTAACAAGTAATATCCAAACACAGCTTGACGGTAAGCAGGCAGCAGATTCCAATCTATCATCATTTTTGACAGCGTTAGACCTGCCAACTTCTGATGGTACATCAGGGCAAGTATTGTCAACTGACGGAGCGGGTAATATATCTTGGTCTTCAGCTGGTGCCGGTGCAAGTTCTTCAGGCAGTGTATCATACAGCTCTTTACCAATTCAAATCGGTGATGGCTCTGGTGGTTTTACAAACAACGCAAATCTAACCTTGTCTGGTGATACTACCCCCCAACTACAGGTTGGCCAGCATAGTGGCTCAAATCATGTTTCCTATGTTGCTACTTGGGGTATAACCGGAGCAGGCCAAGGTGGAACTCTTCAAAATCAAGTTAGAGCTCCTGGGTTGTATATTAAAACGTGGAATCAAAGCCGTGTTGCAGAGGATACTCCTGTATTTCTGTTAGGCGCACAGAACAATTACACCGGTGGTGTTAATTTGGTTCAAAAGTATATACAGCAATATGGTGTAATATGGGCAACAAGTGAGGATGATTATGGCTACCAAGGGTTTGATGCTAATACTTATAAAGGCGCATACATCAAAACCGGTAAGGTAATAGATAGAAATACTACAGTATCAGGCAACGGCACACAAACATATGATTGTGAATATGGTT